CACCACCCCAAACCGTTCCATTAAATCCACCGCCACCTCCTCCACCACCTGTATTAGTAGTTCCTGAACCACCAGCGGCAGTATTATTTCCTGTCCCACCACCACCTACACCACCAATACCAAAAGTTGAAGAACTTGCTGATGGAGAACCACCACCTCCTCCAGCATATGTAGTAACTGTTCCAGATATTGCCGATGCTACACCAGCGCCTCCGTTACCTGGCACAAGCGATCTAGCATTTAATCCGACAGTTCCTGCTCCTCCACCACCTCCACCCATACCCGCATTACCACCGCCAGCATAGCCAGTCCCACCAGCATTACCTTGATTTGCAGTACCTTGACCAACCGCAGATATTGATCCACTATCATTTAATCCGCCACCACCACCTGAACCACCAGCTAATCCATTTGTAGGTGTAGATGAGTTCCATGAAGAACCTCCTCCACCACCTATAGATGTAATATTTGCAAAAACAGAATTGTTACCAGAGGTTCCTGTACCGCTAGGAGTTGCACCTGCACCTCCACTGCCAACAGTTACAGTTACAGATACGCCTGCTGTTACATTTGATATTCCTTGTAACAATCCTCCAGCTCCTCCACCAGAGCCATCATTTGATCCACCCCCACCACCACCTGCTACAACAAGGTATTCAACTGCGGGGGTTGCGTATGATGAATTGCCAGTAAATGGAAATGCTTGTTGAGTAGTAACAGAACCGTTATTTGTAATTGACAAAGCATTACTTGAGTTATCAACAATTGTTGAATTTTGTAATGTCAGTATTGCTGTGTTTGTAATATTGCTTAATGGAGATGATGAAGGAGTAAAGTTAGATGTGTATAAGCAAGTACCATTTAAAATTCTAAAGTTTGATAATAAACCATTACATCCACCATCAATTGCTCCATTGTAATACTCAACGCCAAGTCTTAATGTACTTGAAAAAGCATTGCTATTTGTTGCAGTAGTTCCATTTGATGTGCCATTGATGAACATTCTTATTACGTTACTTGCATCCCTTGTAATAGCAACGTAAGTCCAAACATAAGGATTGGTTGATGTATTTTGCAATAAAGTTGCATTATTGGTATAAAGTTGATTAAGCGTACCGCCTGTACCAATATAAAATTCTAATCCTGTGGAAGTATTAACATCACCCAAAGTAAAATAACTTGAGTTGCCTGTTGTGTTTCTATAGTACCAAAATTCAATTGTAAATTGACCAGACAAAGTTGCTGGCAATGTTGCTTGCAAATATTGAGATAAGCTACCTGTTGGGAATGAACCAGCATAAGTAGATGGATTACTCCAAGCCTTCTGTATCAAGCCTTGTAACTGCTGTTTGAGAGTGAATAGACCTTGTGCCATTTTTTGTTCTCAGAATGTGATTGTGCCACTGGCTTTAAAAACATAGACGTTATAACCAAGAGCTTGATAATATGTGGGTGAGCCTGTTGTTGATGTGGCTTGGGATAGATAGGAAGGGTATCTGATGACTACGATTCCTGAACCGCCTGCTCCACCTGTTTCAGATGATCCACTACCTGAACCACCACCTCCACCACCACCATTGCCAGTATTTGCAAGACCATTGATTCCAGGATTGCTTCCAGAATCTCCGTTGCCACCATTACCATTATTACCAGAGCCTGATGCTCCACCAAGACCAGGTGTTCCTGTGCGAACACCACCGCCACCTCCAGCCGCATAAATAGCAGGAGAACCAGTTATAGAACTACCCAAACCTGCGCCACCATTACCAGCCAAATTTACACCAGCATTACCACCAGCAGAGCCTGCACCGCCTCCTCCACCACAAGAATACCCATTGCCAGATGTTGAGGCATTACCCCCTGCATTTCCTTGCCCAGATGTTCCTGCGCCTCCAGTTTGTGCAGTTCCAGAACTTCCTGCTCCTCCAGCAGAACCACCACCAGAGCTATTGGAAGCATATGCACCAGCACCACCGCCAATTGCAGTTATTGATCCAAAAACAGAGTTTGCTCCTTGTGATCCACCAGACCCAGCAGAAGCAGTAGATGCTCCAGCACCAACAGTCACAGTAATTGATGATCCTATGGTTACAGAATAGCCTGTTGCAGTTAGTAATCCACCAGCGCCACCGCCCCCACCCCAATAAGACGAACCAGAACCACCTCCAGCGACAACAAGATACTCTACTGTTTGAACAGGGTAGTTCAGCCCATTGTATTGAGCAGAGATGAAACCGCCTTGATGAGTCAAACTCATGGTCAGTCCTTAACTAATTGCTTCAAACGATGCTGTGTATGTCAAAGCAGATGCAGTACCAGATGTAACGCCAACTGATTGGTTTTCTGTCAAATAAAACGCTGTTGTCTTATCGGTCACAATCACTGAAGCATTTGGTGGAACACTGATCTGATATGCCAAATATGAAACTACAGTTGCGCTACCAAAGGTGGCATTGTTACCAATACCCACAGTACAGGTGGCCGCACTTGAGGTTGTATTTGACACAACAATGTTGTCGATCTTATTGACGGTATTCGTGGCAGGCGTCAATCCTGTCAGCGTTGTTGTACCGTTATAAGTCCAAGATGTTGTTGCACCTGTGGTACTTGGAATAACATATGCCGTATTTCCATAAATACTCGTTACGTTAACAATATTTGGATTTGCCATTTAATGCTCCTTAGAATCCGAAAATTAGAGCCATCGCAATGGCTTTACCTGTTGAAATACCTGCTGTGCCCCATGTGGGAGTACCAGAACCGTTTGAAAGAAGTGCTTGGCCGGATGTGCCAGCAGAAGTGAATGCATATGCACTACCTGTTCCATATGCCACAGCACCAGCAGTAGGAGTAGCTGTACCACTTGTACCACCATTACCATATGCCAATGTTCCTGTTACATTTGCTAAATTAACAGAACCAATAACTGTTTTTAAATTACCATTTGTATCTGTTGTACCATCAGTTGACCAAGTATCTCCAACTTGAAGTGTTACTTTAACAATTGTTCTTAAAGTTGAATTGTCGTTATAACTAATGGTTAATGTGTTGGCAACAGTGTCAATATTTGCAATATAGATGGTTTTGATTAACCGTCTAGTTGACGATGCTGGAGCTGAAACAAGCGTAACTTGGGATGTTCCATTCAATGCTCCATCACTAGAACCTTCTACAAAACTACTTCCAGTGTCATCTGAGTAAGCAGTTACAAAAGATGGGTTCGTAGTGGTAGCCGAAGCTCCCATCTGCACCGTTATTGATTTGGTTGTTGCGTCTAAAACTAACATGGTTTACCTTTATCTTGAAATGAACCAAGCATACGCATAGGCAGAAGTAGAACCACCTCCACTGGATGCTATTGTAATACCACCACTTGAATTTGTAATGGTTATGTTTGATCCTGCCGTTAATGTTGAACTGGTGTAACCAGTTCCATTGCCTATGAGCAAAGCCCCATTTGATGGAGTTGTTGTTATGCCAGTTCCACCATTTGTGGTTGCCAAAGTACCAGCTAGAGTAATTGCTCCAGTAGTTCCTGTATTTGGGGTAAATCCTGTGGTTCCAGCACTAAAGCTAGTCACTCCACCTGTGGATGCCGCCCACGTTGCAGTAGTACCGTTTGACGTTAATACATAACCACTGGTACCAATACCTAATCTTGTGGCACTGTTTGTACCATTCCCAATGATCAAGTCACCAGTTGTGGTGATTGGAGATAGGTTATTGAAGCCTGCAGAAGCTGTAATGGCGTTTGTTCCACCATTGGCAATAGGTAAAGTACCAGTCACACCAGTGGTTAAAGGCAATCCTGTAGCATTGGTCAAAGTACCAGATGAAGGAGTTCCTAGTGCACCGTTATACAAAACAACTGCACCTGCTGACCCTGTGTTGACTGCCAAAGCTGTTGCAACACCTGTTCCAAGGCCACTTACACCAGTGGAAATGGGCAAGCCTGTGGCGTTAGTTAAAACTGCCGCAGAAGGCGTTCCAAGGTTGGGAGTCACCAAGGTAGGGCTAGTAGCCAAAACAACGACTGTGCCTGATCCTGTGGTCGAATAAGATGTTCCCCAAGCTGATCCTGTGGAGTTAGCTATACCAGCACTAGGATAAACCATTGAGCCACCACCAGTAGCGTTCAATGTGCCACCAGAGAAGGTCAAATTTGTACCAATTGTGACGTTGCTGAACCCACCTGAACCGTTTCCATAAAGGATTGAGGTTCCAGAAGTGGGAGGAGCGTAGTCTGTGCCTGAGGTGGCGGCACTTATCGCTGTGCCATTACCCTTCAAAAGCCCCGTAATCGTCGTAGAAAGCGTTATTGCAGGCGTCGTGGTGCTATTGGCTACCGTTCCTGCAAAACCGTTTGCAGACACCACAGAAACGGCTGTAACTGTACCTGTACCAGCGGCATTTGACCATGTTGGAGGACTTGCTCCATTACTTGTCAAAACTTGACCAGATGTACCAGCAGATGTAAAGGCAAAAGAAGTACCATTACCATACGCTACACCACCAGAAGTTGGAGATGCAGTGGAATTTGTACCACCTTGTGCGATTGGTAAGGTTCCGCTGGTTATCTGAGATGCAGATATAGCTATGTTTGTGTTTGTAACGCTTGAAATCTGCCCATAAGCGTTTGTTGTGATGACAGGTACAGTAGATGCACTACCATATGTTCCAGCAGTTCCTACGGTCGCTAAAGCAATCGTACCAATAGTGGTGATTGTTCCACCTGTTAGGCCAGCACCAGCAGTGATTGAAGAAACCGTACCACCAGAAGGAGCAGTTCCACTAGAAGCTGAGGTCAATCTTCCATAAGCATCTACGGTGATGGTTGCGTAGTTATAGGTGCCTGCAGTTACAGCAGTTGTGGTCAAACCAATTGTGGGATTACCAGTCGAAGCATCGCCATTGGTAACAGCAATTTGACCAGAGGTTCCTGTGATGGTTTTGTAGCCTAAGGTGGTGCCATTGACTGAGAGAAGGCCAGTGCCTGAGACTGCGGCAAAGTTTGCCAGCACCCCACTCGTTGAAATTGTTGGATTACCACCTACTCCATTACCATTTGTAATTGATAAACCAGAACCTGTGACCGTGATTGTTCTTGGTGTAATGGTTCCTGCACTTGTCTTGGCAATCACGCCAACACCAGATGCCTCTAAGGAACCAGAAGTACCATTCAAATAAATTTGATAGCTTGACCCTGCTCCACCATCAGTCAATCCCAAACCTGTACCTGTGGTCAAATAACGTGATGAAGGCAAGGCAGGCGTAGCATTGACCGTCAAAAAGCTATATGTGCTCAGGTTTGAGGTAGCCTGAATAGCACCTGTCGTAGTCTGTACCGTCACCCCATTTTGGACAACAGGAACAGCCTCAGAGCCTGTTAGGGCACCTGCTACTGGTAATTGTGTAATCGTCACATTCGCCACGTCAGGCTCCTTGTTTTTTGCGTTTAGCCCAAACTTCTTTCACAGCTAAAGACACAGATTTTTTGTGTTCTTCAGAATGCTTCTTTCCAAGATGTGCTAATTTTAATTTCAATTTCTGTTCTTCGGGCATTATTCGACCCTTATTAGGACCAACACAACCCTTTTTTGAATCACTGATTTTTCTCTTGATTTCATCAGTTAAAACAACTCCCTTTCTGTGTGGAGTCAATCCTTCTCTGGCCTTTAGCATTTTTTCTAAATGACCATTTGGCATTTTTGTGCCTTTTTGTTTGTCACTTATTTTCTTTTTAATCTCATCATCAAAAATAATTTTTTTGCCATTTGACCTGTTATAAAAAGTATTTTTGTCTTGCTTAAACAAACCAGAGATCAATGCTTTTTCAAAACTTGCACAAATGTCATAGTCACCTTCAAACAAAATTTCTCTAGTAAAGTCACTTGGTCTGTCAGAATATTCTTTCAACATAGACTTGGATGAGCAAACATATCCATCATCTGTATTTCCAAGATGCACTCCCACATAAACTTTTGCAGTTTTATGATCTGACCAGCAGTAAGTAAAGCCATTAGCCATAGTTATTGGTTCTCAGGTGGACTTGGACTTAGTGTATCTAGATTACCATTTGTTGATGGTGTTTGTGTATTATTTTCTGGTGACAAGGCCCATTGACCATATCCAGTTTCAATGATTGCGTCTGGCACCACGTCAATGTTGGTATCAGGTCTGGGAAAACGAATGTTGATGCGTTCCGTCTTCCGAGCCGCCAACCTATATGGGTCCTTTTCATCCTTACAGCCTTGGGCACACACTCGGAGGCCGGGGAAGTTAAAGTCCATACTCATCTCTGCATGGGGACGCTTCATCTTACATCTATCGCATATCGCAATAGATATATCAGACATCCCTCGTGTATCAATGAATATAGGCATAAGTAATACTTTCTACCTCGTATAAACTGAAATATTCGGTGAGAAGTACTCAGGAGACTTGTCACGCTCTTCTTGCTCGACGTCGTAGAGGAACTTGTCAGCCATTTTCTCCAAATAAGCTATGCGAGTTGGGTCAACTTGTGGCAACTCCAAGCTCATTCTGTGAGCTAGCATGAAAATAGTGGCTTCATACCACCTTTGTGGGATGGCTAACTGCTGTTGAAGCGTTCCAACGTCCTCAATCTGGGCTGAATACCACACAGTCATCTGCACAAATGACGTATTTGGCACAGGCCAGAGCGTCATGGTAGGCTGATTGATGGTTCGTTGAAAATAATATTGAAAAGGCTGGTTAGCAGTGAAATTTTTGTTGGGCAAATTGGTGTAATCGTCCCTATTTAGACGAGACATCTCAATTTCTGTGCTGTTATTGCCTAAAAACCACTCTCTAAGGGCCAAAGTTGTGCCATTGAAGGCTTGGATTCGGTAGAACTCGACGTTAAAGCCGGGGTCCACATCCTGCCACACCCACTGCCCATCAGTCACAGTCACATTTGTACCTGTGTAAATGGTCTGCCAGTTCACCCCATCGCTCGAAGCTTGCAAATAGTAGCTCCAAGTTGCTGTTCCAAAGTTTGCCACATAAGGCATGATGCCTATTGAGCCAATGTATTGGGGGTTTGATGTCCCATAATCAACTTGAAAGTAGCTATTGGGGTTAGTTTGCTGGCAGTAAGTCGATGTGTTTCCATCGCTGATGTTGGCAACAACGCCACCAGCACCAGATGTGTATGAGCCAGAAGGTCTTGCCAATTGTCGATATAAGACGTTTAGAGCGTCGTTTGCACCTAAGGGTAGCAGATACTCATACTGGTTGGCAATCAAGCCTACAACGGTCTTTTGGATGGCAAAATACTGTATTCCACGGTTGATCATGTTTGACAAAAGAAAATACAAGTTTTCTCTTGCAAACTGTTGTTGCTCGTCAGTGATCTCTTCAGCTAATTTTCCACAGCGACGCACAGCATGGTCAATGACCGTCTGCGTATTTATCACTGTGGTGCTTACGGTTCCTGAGAAAGCCATGTTTTTTCCTTACCAACCAGAACAGTTCCAACGCTTTAATGATGCTTTTGCTCTTGGTGCATCACCCTTGGCGTGTTTAACTACTCCAGACATCCTTGCACAAAACGAATCTTTTCTTGAGCCACCATGAGGCTGGGGTGCTTTGAGATGGCTACCAGTCTCTCGATTGTACTTTTCTCTGCCCTTGGCAGTTAGTCCAGCACCCCTGTCTGTCGATAATTTTTCACCACGACTGACAGCCAAGTTGACGCCACCACCATCTTTTTTCTTCGCAGTTTTAGCTGACTCAATAAAGGCTTCCTTGGTTGGGGCACCCTTAGCTCCGACACGACGCATTTTTTCGCCTGATCCATGGGATATCCGCTCCTGTTTAGCATGGATATTGGCATACAAGCCACCTTTTGCCATCTTCTTCCCCTCATCAGCTTTGACGAACTCTTTGCCAACCTTTTGAGGAACGCCACCAAAGCCACCCTTGGTGTGGGCGGCGGCTTCCATCAGTCGATGTTGAGCAGGCGATTTGCTAGGCATTATGAACCTGAACCTGTTACAGCATTATTATTTTGAATCAACTTACCAGTAACAATAATGC